GCAGTCGAAAAAGGTATTCGATCTGAGCTCGTTGAAGACTTTATGACAGGACTCAAGAATCTGTTTACAGAACATTACATTGACATTCCAGAAGAGAAGGTTGACCTAGTTGACGATCTCTTTGAGAAAGTTGAGGATCTTGAAAAGAAACTTGATGAGTCAGTTAATGATAGTGTAGAAATCAGAAAACAACTTGCAGAGTATAAGAAGGAAGAGACATTGAGAAATGTTTCTGAAGATCTTGCGGATACGGAGCGGGAAAAACTCAAAACTTTATCTGATGGCGTTGACTTTGAAGATGCTGATCAATATAAGGAAAAACTTGAAGTCATCAAGGAGAATTATTTTCCAACTGCAACCGAAAAACAAACTCAACCAATAACTGAGGAAGTGGAAACACCTGAGACAGAAGAGGTTGAAAAAAGTGATCCCTCTATGGAGCGTTACGTTAATGCTTTAAAGAGGCACAATTAATTTTATTTTTTTTTAACAATAACCTTTTAGGAGATAAAAAATGTATCTAGCTGAAGGACTACAAACTAAGTGGGCTCCTGTCTTAGACCATGAAGATATGCCTAAGATTAAGGATTCCTACAGAAGAGCGGTTACCGCTGTTCTTTTGGAAAACCAAGAAAAAGCTATGGCTGAAGAAGCGGGAACGAATGGATATGGTTTCCAGACTCTTTCCGAGGCTCCAGCTCCTGTAGGTGCAGCACCAACTGCATCTGGTACAGGACAAGTAACATATCAAGATCCTGTCTTGATCTCAATGATTCGTAGAGCGATGCCTAATCTCGTTGCCTATGATGTCTGTGGCGTTCAACCAATGTCAGGCCCAACTGGTTTGATTTTTGCAATGCGTCCTGAGTATGACACACAAGGTGGTACTGAGGCCATGTATAACGAACCAGATTCTTCTCATTCATCCCTTGCTGGTGCTGCAGGTTCCGCTGGAACAGCTGCTGTCGCTGGTGCACAGGGTGGATCACCTGCATTAGCACTGACAAATAGTATCGGTGTTTCAACTGCAGTTGGTGAAGATTGGGGTACTGGATCAAACGTATCTGGATCTGCCGGAGTTGATTTTCAACAAATGGCTTTCTCAATAGAGAGAGTCGCAGTAACAGCTAAAACCAGAGGGTTGAAAGGTACTTACTCTATGGAATTAGCTCAGGATCTTAAAGCCGTTCATGGTTTAGATGCTGAAACAGAATTGGCTAACATAATCTCTCAAGAGATTTTAGCTGAGATCAATCGTGAAGTTATGAGAAGCATCTATTTCATTGCTACTCATGGTGCACAACATAACACTACAACAGCTGGTGTTTTTGATCTTGACACAGACTCTAATGGTCGATGGTCAGTTGAGAAGTTCAAAGGACTTCTTTTCCAAATCGAGCGTGAAGCTAATGCAATTGCAAAGGCAACACGTCGCGGTCGTGGTAACATCATAATTACATCTTCAGACGTTGCTTCAGCTCTTGCTATGGCAGGTGCTATGGACGGAAGTGGTGTAGATGATACTGGTAACACATTTGTTGGTACATTGAATGGTCGATATAAAGTTTATGTTGATCCTTATTTCAGTGCATCCGCAACAAACTTCTTTGTTTGTGGTTACAAAGGTTCATCTGCTTATGATGCTGGTCTTTTCTACTGTCCTTATGTACCAATCCAAATGGTACGTGCGGTCGGTGAACAATCCTTCCAACCATCCATTGGTTTCAAGACACGTTACGGAATGGTAACGAATCCGTTCTCTGATTCCACAAAAGATGGTGCGATGAATGGTAGTGCGAACTACTACTACAGGACTGTCAGAGTTGACAACCTAATGTAAAGGGAAAACACTTTTTGTGTTTTTATCAAGGGGAAGATTGAGTAAAAAAGGCTTGGTCTTCCCCTTTTTTTATGCTATTTCGATTCTTACTAAATATACTTGAAAGGATTAACAGGAGCAAACTATGGCAGATACATTTATAACAAAATTAACAGAAGTTGCAACTCCTACTAAGGATGATTTAGCAATAGTTGTTGATAATCCAACATCTACACCTTCTAATAAGAAAGTAACACTTCAAAATCTTGCAAACAATATTTCAAGATTTGTAAATACCATCAAAACAAATGAGGATGATACAGATATAGTTTTCCAACAATACGATTCAACTGAAGTTGCTCGTATCCATGATGGTGAAACAAATAGTGTAACATCATCTGGAACAGGTGCATCAACATTATCTCCTACAGCAACAAAAGGTGGTTTCGGATTTCGTAAACCAGTTTATACTGTTACAGCTGGTGCAGATGATGAATCAATAACACTTACCCTACAACATTCTGGATCACTTATTAAAATACATGGTGCAGCTCATGATTTAGACATTAAACTTCCTGCTGTTCCACTTGGTTGTGAGGGATTCCATCTAGATTTTGTAATTTGTACATCATTTTCGGGAACGAATAATCTTGAAATTAAAACTAATGGTGATACTGGTGACAATATGTATCTCTATGTAAATCATAATGGTACATCTGCGGTTGATGTTGGAGGTGGTGATGTTTTTCGTTCATCAAATGATATAGCCGTTGGAAGTCTTATTCGTTTTACTTGTGCACAAGGTGGTGATGCAGAATTATGGATTGTTGAATTATTGACTCCAACTGCAACTGGTGGAACAATAGAAGCAGCAATAGCGTAATAAAGGTTAATAGTTTATGTCAGTACTTCAAGCGTTACCAGATAATCTTAGTTATCTTTCACCTATAGGATTTAAGTTTCAACTTGCAAACTTTCCAGAGGTGAACTATTTTTGTCAGTCAGCGACAATACCAGGCGTAAGTTTGGGGCAAATTGATCTGCCTACCCCACAAGCAACTGGTTATATGTCTGGTGATGAAGTACAATTTGAAGAACTATCTATATCCTTCATAATAGATGAAAATATGAAGAATTGGTTATCTATCTATGATTGGATCATGGCTCTTGGAGCTCCCCACAGAGAAGATTATCAAAAATTAAAACAACTGAAAGCTGATAATACTGAGAGAACACAAGCTCAATTAATAGTATTATCTAGTTCTATGAATCCACAACTGACTTTTTATTTTGAAGAAGTCTGGCCAATGAATCTGTCTTCAGTTGAATTTAATTCTACTGGAACAGACATTGATTATGTAACCGCGTCCGTTTCTTTTCGTTATGATACTTATAGAGTAGAAAATCTACTAAAAAACAATAAGTCATTTGAAGGGAAACGCCAACAAAATTAAGGAATGAATGAAACTTGAAGAAATTCAAGAACTTTGGAATAGAGATCGTGATATTGATATTGAAGAGTTGGCAATCGAATCCTCAAGAATACCCCAAATTCACGACAAATACCTAAAAATCTATATTGACGAAAGAATTAGACTCAAGGGATTAGAGTTTGAACTGGCTAAACTAGTCAGAACCAAAACAGACTACTATTCTGGTAGAATGGCTCAAGAAGACCTAGAAAAACTTGGCTGGGAGCCATTCTTGGATAAGATTCTTAAAGCAGAAATAAACTCTTACATTGATGCTGATGAAGATATCTTTAAGATCAAAAGAAACATCACAGTCATGCAAGAGAAAATTAATTACCTAGATTCTGTAATTAAAATGATTAATAATAGGGGCTTTCAGATCAAAAGTGCCATAGATTGGATAAAGTTTAAGAGTGGAATCCTTTGATGTAGAAATATCCAAAGTGAATGAGGTATACATACGAGTCGATGCTCCTAGAGACATCTCTCAAGAAATCTCAGACCACTTCACCTTTCTGGTGCCTGGGCATACCTTTGTTCCAGCATTTAGAAAAAGGATTTGGGATGGTAAGATTAGACTATTCAATGTCATGAACCATTTACTATACTACGGACTGTTTGATCATCTATGTAAATTCCTTTATATCAGAGATTACAAAGCCAAATTCCTAGACAACTTTAAAACTGAAAAAATTGATTATAAGTTAGACCTAGAACTTCCAGTAAAACCTAGAGAGTATCAGATAGATGCAGTAAGTCATGCTCTAAGTAATCACAGAACATTATTACTTTCACCAACGGCATCTGGTAAATCTTTGATTATCTATATATTAGTAAGGTATTTGAATCTGAAAACTCTTATTCTCGTTCCAACTACATCATTGGTTTCACAGATGTACAACGATTTCAGAGAATATGGGTGGGATGTAGCAAATAATTGTCATACTGTATTCGCTGGAAGAGACAAGGGATCTGAGTTGCCTGTAGTTATCTCAACGTGGCAGTCTATTTACAAAATGCATCAACAGTATTTTGAACAATATGAACTAGTGATTGGTGATGAGGCTCATGGCTTCAAATCCAAATCTCTTACAGCAATAATGACTAAATGTGTAAATGCAAAATATAGGATAGGAACAACTGGTACTCTAGATGGTACTCAAACTCATAAATTAGTCCTAGAGGGGTTGTTTGGGAAAGTCTATAAGGTCACCTCGACAAAAAAACTTATAGATGATAAACACCTATCACCATTTACTATTAAGGCATTAATTTTAAAACATCCAGATTCTATTTGTCATACCTTAAAAGAAGCTAATTATCAAGAAGAATTAGATTATTTGGTATCATCAAAAGCAAGGAACAAGTATATAGTAAATTTATCATTGAGTATTAAAAATAATACTCTCTTACTTTTTCGGTTTGTAGAAAAACATGGAAAGTTACTTTACGACATGATTAAGGAGCAAAATGTCAACAATAGAAAGATATTTTTTGTTTTCGGGGGTACAGATACCGATACAAGAGAACAAATCAGATCAATCGTTGAAAAAGAAAAAGACTCAATTATTGTCGCCTCCTATGGTGTATTTAGCGTTGGCGTCAATATTAGGAATCTTCATAACATCATCTTCGCTAGTCCTTCTAAGTCTCGTATCAGAAATCTACAATCAATAGGTAGAGCTTTGAGAAAGGCAGAACAAAAAGAGGTGGCTACATTGTATGATATTGCCGATGATTTACAATATAAAGGGAAGAAAAATTATACATTGGGTCATTATGAAGAAAGAGCCCAAATCTATAAAGAAGAAAATTTTCCAGTAAACGAATTTAGAATTCAACTTAAGCAGTAGCTGCGGTTCCCCCTTTCCGTTTAACACACTCATTATAACACCGAATCGCATATTTGTCAAGTTTGACAAAATCCCATATTGTGGTATAATATTACTACAGTTCAAAAAGGAGATTTATGGCAGCACATTATGTAGATAATCAAAGATTTCTTGAAGAAATTACTGAATATCAAACTAAGAGATTAGAAGCGAAAGATGATGGGAGTGAGTCACCACCATGTCCTGAGTATATTGGTGAGTGTTTTATGAAAATTGCCCAAAGACTTTCTTACAGACCAAATTTTATCAATTATGCTTTTAGAGATGATATGATTTCGGATGGTATTGAAAATTGTGTACAGTATATGAATAATTTCAATCCAGAGAAATCTAAAAATCCATTTGCATACTTCACACAAATTATATACTATGCCTTTGTCAGACGAATTCAAAAAGAAAAGAAACAACTATACATTAAATATAAAACTATGGATTCCAATCACTCTTTGGGTGACAATGTAGAAATTTCAGCTGATGACACACAAAATTATGTATATGAAACTATGACTAATGACCAAAAAGCTAATATGTATGACTTCATATCAAATTTTGAAGACTCTAAGAAAAAGAAGAAAGTAGTAAAGACTACAACAAAGAAAGCAACTCTAGAATATTTTATGGTGGAATAATGACAATACAAAGTATTAATGCATACACTCCATCAAGGGGTGCAAATCCTTCATTAGATAGGACATGGGCTACGAAAAAAGAAGTTCAACAACTTCAAGAACAGATAGACGAACTCAAAGAAATTATAAAAGGTATAAATGAAGATCGCAATAATCACGGACACTCATTGGGGAGCCAGAAATGATTCTCAGTTTTTTACAGATTATTTTGTTAAATTCTATAATGATATATTCTTTCCAGAGTTATTAGAGAGGAATATTGATACAGTAGTTCACATGGGGGATATTGTTGATAGGAGAAAGTTTATCAACTATAAAACCCTCTATCAGATGAGACATAATTTCTTTGACCGATGCTGGGAACAATATATAAATCTTCATATAATAATTGGAAACCATGATACATTTTTCAAGAACACGAATGATGTAAACAGCATGGACTGTCTCAGAATGATGAGTTCTGGTAGTGAGGGTGATGGTGGTGGATTTGTAAAAGTTTATCAAAATCCTACAGAGGTTGATTTAGATGGTACTAAAGTATTCTTTCAGCCGTGGATATGTCCAGAAAATAAAGATGAATCCTTAGATGCAATAGCTAAAACCGATGCTCAGATTTTGTTTGGACATCTTGAGGTTCAAGGATTTATAATGCATCTTGGTGCTACCAATTTTGAGGGATTACCACCAACAGTTTTTGATAAGTTCGATTTCGCCTTTAGTGGACATTTTCACCACAAGTCAGATAATGGCACAGTTTATTATCTTGGTAATCCTTATCAGATTACATGGTCGGACTACAAAGACCCTAGAGGATTTCACATTTTTGATACTGAAACTAGAGAATTGGAATTCGTTCTTAATCCTTACGAAATGTTCCATAAGATTTTTTATGATGATGAGAAAACTACATTAGAAGCTATTCAAGAAGAGGATTATGATAAGTATAAGGGTTGTTATGTAAAAGTAGTCATAGTAGAAAAGAAGAATCCTTTTTGGTTTGATACTCTAATAGACAAATTATATAAAGCAGATGTAGCAGATATTTCTGTTGTTGAAAATTTTGATGTAGACGATATTGAGGGAGAAGAATTGATAAATGAAGCAGAGGATACTATGACTATCCTTTCAAAATATGTTCAGTCAATGGAGGTTGAACAAAAATCAGAACTAGATAAATTAATGAAATCATTATATACAGAATCACTAGCTGTGGAGACAATTTAATGGCAGACTATAATAAAGACATGTAGGATCGTGCACGAGAAAAAGAAAGACAAGAGTTAAAAATTACAAGTAATGTAGGCATGGGGAGAAAGGATTCTCACACAGATCCAAACAAGGATGAGGAAAATTGGATTGCGGTCGATGTAGAAATTAGGAATGGGGATTTCATGAAAATTGCACATGAAGCACATTCAAGAGATATTACAATTAATAAAATGGTCAATATCATATTAAAACATGGTATTAAAGACGCTCAGTATAGATTTGAACATCAATCCAAACCTCAATTTTTGACAGAAAAGTATTAGTGATCTATTTTAAGAATATTAGATGGAAAAATTTTCTATCTACTGGTAATGTATTTACTGAAGTTAAACTGGACAAGGCAAAATCTACACTCATAATCGGAGACAATGGAGCGGGTAAATCTACCATATTAGATGCCTTAACTTTTGGACTATTTGGTAAGCCTTTTAGAAATGTTAATAAGTCTCAGTTGGTCAATTCTGTTAATGGTGGGGGAACAGTAGTTGAAATAGACTTTAGTATTGGGTCTAAGGAGTATGTAATAAAACGAGGTATCAAGAAGAATTTCTTTGAGATATGGCTTGATGGTAGTATGATGAATCAAGATGCATCTGTCAGAGACTATCAAGAACTTCTTGAGAAGAATATACTCAAACTTAATTATAAATCTTTTACTCAAATTGTAATTTTGGGTAGTTCTTCATTCGTTCCTTTCATGCAGTTAAAGACGGCCGATAGAAGAGCTATCATTGAAGACCTACTTGATATTGAAATTTTCTCAGTCATGAATCAACTACTCAAATCTAGAGTAGCACAAAATAAAGATGACATGGGAACTGTTGACATTCGGCTTGGATTAGCTAAGGGTGAGATAGAACATTTGGAATTTCTAGTTGAAAAACTCAAGGAAAACAAATCTTCTCAAATTGAGAAAAATAAAAAAGATATAGAAAAACATGAGGAAACGATTAAGGAATATCAAAAGACGATTGATAATATTTTGGAAAAAAACAAAACGCTTAATGAATCCATCTCAGACGAAAAAAAGGTCAGAGGGGAAATTAATACGTTATCTGATTACCAGAAAGGTATTGAAACGAGAATAGCCAAATGTAATGAAGAGATGGAATTTTACGAAAAGAATTCTCATTGTGATACTTGTGAACAAGAAATTCCAGAAGAACATCGTGACACAATGACAAGTAGGTTTCATGGTAAAATGCATGAACTTAGTTCTGGATTAGTCTCTTTAGGATTTAAACTTAGAAAAGAACAAGATAGACTTGTAGAAATAGAAAAGGTAATTAAAGAATATGATAGTAATTTGAGTGAACAAGTAAAGGTTAATGCTTCTATAACAGCTTGTAACGAATATATCAAAAAGGTTTCCCATCAAAATAAAGAAATCTCTCAGGTCACAGAAGATATCGACAAGACCAAAACCGATTTGGAAGAATCTAAAAAAGCCATTGGTATATATACTACAGAGAAGGAAGAACTGTCAAAACAGAAGTATCTTTATGAGATCGCGGGTAACCTTCTTAAAGATGGTGGGATAAAGGCTAAAATAATTAAGCAATACCTTCCCATAATTAATAAGTATATCAACGCCCATCTTGGAAAGATGGACTTCTATGTATCTTTCGAGCTTGATGAAGGGTTTGCGGAAACCATCAAGTCGAGACATCGTGACGAATTTACCTATGATTCGTTCAGCGAGGGAGAGAAGATGCGAATTGACCTCGCTCTTCTCTTCACTTGGAGAGCTGTAGCTAAATTGAAGAATAGTGTGAACACAAATCTTCTGATTTTAGATGAGGTGTTCGATTCTTCACTTGACACAGCTGGAACTGATGAGTTCCTTAAAATTTTATATGACCTAACTGGTAATGTTAATGTATTTGTGATAAGTCATAAAGGTGAAATTTTATATGACAAATTTAAAAGTCACATGAAATTTGAAAAACACAAAAACTTTTCAAGAATAGTATAATGGCTGAAATTATTATTCCATCTGACGATAAACTTATTTTACCAAGTTATGATAGGTCAGGCGAAGTGCCCTCTATTGTGAAAGACGATGAACTTACCTTACGAAAATTTCAATTACTTCCAGAAGATCATCCAATATTAAAAAAAGAACCATTGCCGTGGATATTTGGTACGAATCCAGAACCAGATCGTATGCGTTTAATCATGTTAGAGAACATGGTGGCCCATAACGGATTGGGGTTATCTGCCAATCAAATAGGTATGCCCGTAAAGGTATTTTCAATGTACGTTACAGAAGAAGAGGGTATTGTTTGTTTTAATCCAAAAATTACAAGGGTATCAAATGAAAAAGTAACAATGAAAGAAGGTTGTTTAAGTTTTCCAGAATTGTATCTGAATATAAGTAGGCCTCAAATGATAGAGGCCACATATCAGAATGCAGATGGAGATGAAATTAATGTACATTTAGAGGATCTAGCAGCGAGAATTTTTCATCATGAAATGGATCACATGATGGGTACAACATTTTTAGATAGAGTGAGTAAGGTTCGTTTACAATCTGCTAGGAAAAAACAAAAAATATTACTAAGAAAGAGAAAAAGAGATGGAAGAG